GAGACTCAGGCTAAATCCATTCTTACCCAAGCGGCACGTAAAGCTGGTAGCACCGCTGGTCTTGCTACTCAAGCTGGCCTTCACGGTACTGGTGAAGTCACGGGTCGTGCGGTTGAAGAAGGTGGCCTTGAGAACGTCAATTTAGGCTACGTTATTCCCGCCGCTGTCGTCCACGGCGTTGCCGAGTTCATTGGCGATAAGCTAGCCATTGGCTCTATTCTCAACAAGAGCGGTAAGTCCACTAGCAACCTTGCGCTAGACATTGCTAAAGAGATTGGCAAGCTAGGTCTTAAAGAAGCCCCGGTTGAGGTTGTTCAGTCTATCGCTGAGCGCTTTGGCGCTCAGATGCCGGTCGCAGATGCTGAAGCTCTTACTGAATACTTCAACGCCACGATGGCGTCTTTCGGTATGGCGGTTGCTCCCGGTGGAGTGGGCGGGGCTAGGACTAGACTGTCTGCATACCAAGAAAAGCTTGCTAAAGAAGGCGCTGCTGCGCGTGAGGCGGCGGCTAAGACCGAGCTTGAAGATGCGATTACGGGCGCTAATCAGGCTACGGATGAGGACGTTGAAGCAGCCTTGAAAGGCGAAGCACCGCCTAAGAAAAAAGGAAAAGGTAAGAAGAAAGGCGCTGACACTACGGTGGGCGGCGAAGGGACTGACACACTTGGTGGTGGGACCGGTAATGACACGCTTGGTGGTGGGACCGGTAATGACACGCTTGGTGGTGGAACAGGTAATGATACGCTTGGTGGCGGGACTGGCAACGACACAGTAGGTGGTGGGAGTGATACAACTCAAGGTGGGTCTGGGAACGACACGCTAGGCGGGGGTGATGACACTACTAAAGGTGCTGGTGGTGATGACACCACTCAGGGCGGTGGTGCTGGCGCTGGTGCGGATATCTATGACCAGATCAAAGCTGACATCCTTGCTGGGAACACTCCGTCTGTCAATCGACTGAAGAAAGCTTTCAAGATCGGTGAGAAGAAGGCCAACGAACTCCTGAAAAGGCTGGAGGACGAGGGCATCATTACCGGGAAAGATCCTCAGACCGGCAAACGGACGCTAAACAAAGCTAAAGTTAATGCAGACGTAGATGCTGCGGCGCTTAATTCATTAGACGGTTTGTTTGGCGCTGACGATAAACTATTTGCTAGTTCTGGCGACAAGTCTGCGGCTGATGAAAAAGAAAATAAAATTATCTCAGCGGTTGCTACACTAGTTAACGGCATCGAAAATGCCGAGAACATTAACTACGTAGACCTCGTTAAACAAGTTAAAAATAAGATCGTAACGAAGTTTGGCGCGAAGGCTGAGCAAGCTCTTACTAATGATGTTTTACGGGCCGGGTATGAGCTTAGTAGCATAGGTCAACAACGAGAGCAACAGTCACAACAGCAGGTAGAGAATCAGCGTACTGGGAAAGTAGTGGTCCCAGAGATGCAAAAAACGCTGTATGAAGAAAACCGTGAGCTGCTTAATGAGCAGGGCGCTCCTAAGCTGTGGGATAACTTAAGTAAGCTTGAGCAACTTAGGTATCTCTCTAATAAAGTTCTTGAGCTAGCTAACATTCCACGCCGTAAGTGGAACTCTCTTTCCAAAAGACAACGTAACGAACTAATTGAAGATGATCTTGCTGATGAATATAACGACAGCAGGAAAGAAGGCGCTCCTGATTGGACCGAACTAAGCGCTAAAGAACGCCTAGCGTTTGGGATGAAGCGGTTTGCGGATCTGTACGCTGTTGACCGTGAAGTTAAGCTTGAGAATCGTCGCACTCTGCCTGAGTGGGATAAGCTCACCCCGGATGAAAAGCTAATCTATTTTGAGAACATCAGGGAAAACACTCAAGAAGAACACGATGCTGCGGCAGAGGCATTAAATAAATATAGAAAAGGTCGTTCTGGCATCCGTAAAGCTGGTGGGGAAGAATACAGCCCTAGACAGTACGCTGTAATAAACAGCTATACCAATAACGCAGAACGGCTGTCTGGAAGAAATTTTTTTAGCTTTCCGTTTCCTCGATGGCTTGATCTGCCGCAGTCCATCCGTGACGCCTATACAGACATTGCGACTGGTGGGACATTTGAAGGCAAGAATGAGAACGTAAAGATTCCCGTTGAGGAAGATATCCGTGCGGGGTTTGAAGAAGTTGCTAAGAGACTGAGTGAGCTTTCTAGCAAGGAAGAGCTTTCTGGCGGGGAAAAACAACTCGAAAAACCGTATGTCTACGGCTATGACCAAGATAAAGTTAGCCGTCTTGTATCTAGAGTTAGAGAACGTGTCAGCGCAGAACGCGCTACGCAGGACATCGAAGCTGAGCGCGAAGCCGCTGAAGAAGAGCGGCTCTATCCTAAAGGTTTTCCTGTCTCAAGGGGCGTTCTTGCTGAGCTTAAAAAGCCGGATGCGTCTCTTAACACCGTGCTCAAGATGCTCACGAAAGAAGCTCGTGGCATCTTCTCGTTGTTTCCCAAGCATAAACGACTGAAAGATTTTGATGACGCCGTAATCAAACTGAATTTAATTCAGCAAAATATAAATAATGCTGAAGCTAAGCTTAAAAAACTAGAAAGTGCAGAAAAGCCCGATGAGCAACAGATCGACAAGGCGAAGGCTAGGCTGAGGGTTCTCAGAGGTCAGTACACTAAAGCTAGCAAAGACGTAAAGTATATTGAGCATCTAGGCTATAGAGTCGCGTATGAGGAACAGTCAGAGCTTGCGATCCTCTCAGGACTGACATCATCTAAAGCTTCCTCTGCGCTGTACCGCTACCTTGCGCAAGCGCTTGATCAGGGTATTAAACTAAACACCAAGGTGGTGATGGACCCGACCAATCCGGTCGTGGAACAACTCGTTGCTAGCGGCAAGCTTGCCGCTTATGAACCTAGCACGGACACCATTTACCTTACTGAAAACGGGTTGGACGAATCCACCCTGCTGCATGAGATCATCCATGCGGCAACTGTAGCTATTATCCGTCAGTACTACGCAGACCCTACGTCTCTTACAAAAGACCAAAGGGAAGCGGTTGAGCACATGGAGAAGATCTACGAACGCGCTAAAGAAAAACTTGGCGCTAAGTATCCATTTGCGTTTGAGAACCTGTATGAGTTTGTCAGCTACTCGATGACAAACAGCTCGCTGCAAGAGGATCTTTCTAAGATTAACTCGCGTGGTCTGGCTAAGTACACGCTTTCCCCGGCTGCTGCCGCTAAGGCTGCGCTTGAAGAAGGAGCGGCCCCAGAAGTAGCAATTGAAACAGTTCCTAAAGGGTTCTTCCAGTCTGCGAAAGATCTTCTGTCACAGCTAGCCCAAGCTATGATGAAGATGTACAACATCATTGTCCCCACTAATCAGGGGAATCAGCTTAGCCGGGGTATGTTCGCTGCTTACTTAGCGCAATGGAAACCGATTGAACTTACTTCAATTGCTAAAGAGCTAGAGAAGAGGAAAAAATTAACTGAAAAGATTGAGGCTTCAGAACACAAACTCATGCAGATGGCGGCTGAAGGTAAGACTGATACTAAAGCCTACATCAGAGAGCAGGAGAAGCTTGAAAAGCTCAATGAAGAGCTTGAGACTTTTGGCGAAGATCAGATAATTGAAGCGGCAGAGAAAGAAGCCGGTAGAGAGCCAGTTTACAAAGAACGCGCCAAAGATGACATTGATGCTATCTATGAAGAGATTCAAGATAGAGAAACCGCTATAGATGAGGCTGAGAATAAACTTTTTTCTGAAGCGTATCAGGGCGCGCTAAAACTTCATGAGGCTGAGTTTGATAAAAAACGCAGCCAGATGTTCTTGTCTCAGCTAATCGGCCTTGAGGGTAACCTTCTCCTTGAGGTGTCTGAGGCTTTCGGTCTATTGCTTGCACCGATTGAATCGGCTCGTCCCGGTGAAGATACACGGAGAGCTACTGGCCCCATAAAGATGGAGGAAGATATTCTCCATGCAACTGCGGCTGCTGGAGCTGCGGTCAATGCGGTAGCGCCGGGAGGTCAAACTCCCGCACCTAAGACTAGTAAGAAGCCAAAGAAGCCCGCGCCTACTTTGCGAGTCGCTGACCTAGATAGCCAACCCGATGACTACGGCCCCACGCAAGGTGAAAGGGCTAGCTGGTTTACTCGCGTTAAAAATTTGTTCTTTACCCCACAAGGTCAGGACTTGCTCATACAAAAAGTCCAAGATGACCGCTGGTATGTAAATCTGTGGGAGAGGCAGCATCAAGCTTCTGGCCAGATTATTCATGAGCAAAATAAAGCGTTTAATAACATCCATACGCAGATAACTCTTGCTACCGGCAAAGCTGAGCGATTTTTGACCGCTTACGCAGCAGAACCTGCGCAGCAACTGACAACCGCTGTAGCTGAACTCGGCACTGCGCTGGGCAAGGATGGGGCAGAAACTCTTAAATGGTTGTACTCATTGCTTGAGGCTTTGCATGAGCCGGAACGTAGGATGGTTTACTACGTTTTGAATGTGCCGCTAAAAGAACCGGCTCATAAAGTCAGGCAAAGCATCGTCACTCTGTTGAATACTAAGTCTGTAACCGAAGCCCAAGCAAAGCAACTGCGCGATAAGCTTGATAGCCTCATCTTTACAGACAGTACTAAGACTACGCTTACGGCTAATGTTGATCCGCTGGGTAAATCCCCAATTACGGGCAACAAGAAGTGGAAGTCTAAGATTGATACTGATATTAAATCGAATACTTATAACGTCACGGGCCGTGATCCTGACTCGATTGAAAAGACCTTAAAACAGTATCAGCAACAATACGCGCTTCAATACCCGCAGATTCAGACCGTCATTCAAGCGCTAAAGAAAGTCCAGACTACCCAGATCGAGTTAGACAGGATGGCTAACTACTGGACTTCGATGGCTGATAACTGGAAGAACTTTTACGGGTGGCAAAACTACGTCCCGCTAAAAGGTAGAAATAATAGGTACGAGAAAAACGACCTTAACTACAACAGTCAGAAGCTAAGTTCTGAGATGCAGGAAACTAACTACGCGATGGAAGGGCGTATGTCTCCTGCTGATAACCCCATCTTGCGTGTTTTAGTGGACCTTACTCGTTCCGCTGCGCGTGCTGGTAGGAAAGACGTAACTCAGGCCATTAAAAACGCTTTGGCTCCCGACAAAAAGTACAACCCAGATGGAGCAGGGATCTTAGATGGTAAAGTAAAAGCTCACATCCCGTTTGAAGATCGCAAAGAAGCTCAGCAGTTTAAGGGCGAGAAATATATCTTCCACCACAACTCTGATGGGTCTATTGATGTCTTAGAAGTATCTGACCCGGCTATGCGTCAAGCTATTCGTCGCACCATGAAAACGACGAGTGTGTTTACCGATATAGCTAACACCATCACAAGCGCAATTGGTAAAGGGCATACACGCTACAACTATCAGTTTGCGCCTAAAAACTTTGTGACTGACGCTCTTACCAATGCCTTTACTATCTCTGCTGAAAAAGGTATGCGTGTTGCGGGGTCCGTCATACAAGTCCTCGCTGCTGATGTTCTGTATAAGGGCGGCTTCCGTAAAGCTATGACCGCCGCTGCGGCTTGGGGCCGTTCGGATCAAAGGTCAAAAGACATACTGGAAGCATTGAAGAGAGAAAGCCCCACCGGTAAAAATATCGTTGATTACCTTGTGTATGGCAGTAAGGTTTCATATCTCAGCAGCATGTCTCTTAAGTCTAAGTTTGATGAGATTGAAAGCGAAGTTCTTCGTAAGCGTGAGCCGGGAGTTAAAACATGGGTTCTTGATAAAGGGGAATCAATTAGTAAGTTCCTTGATATCTGGAATGACATGTTTGAGCTTTCAAGCCGTGCGGCTATCTTTGGTGTGCTGCGAGATCGGTACATGAAAGAGGGTATGAGCGAACAGGCGGCGTCGGACAAAGCTGGCGCTGAGACTAAAAACCTCGCTAACTTTGAGCAGGTTGGCGAGTACGGTAAAGCGCTTGGCGCGTTGTATATGTTCTTCCGACCCGCTGCAACCGGCGCGGTAAGGGCTTCAGCGGCGGTGATGCCTGCGTTTAGAAACCTTGAAAATGTCAAAAAGACTTTGCCGAAGAGCATCCTCGGCAACAAGAAAGCGCTAGCTGAGTTTGAAAAGGACTTCCTGAAGAGGAAGCGCAATGCTCAAGTGACGATCGGTTCGCTGATGGGCATGGGTATGATGGTGTACATGATGGCGCTCATGATGTCCGACGACGATGAGTTTGGTCGTAACACCGTCGCTAATGACAATATGCAGCAGTGGACTAAGTACGCCCGGTTCCATTTACCGAAGAGCGTGTATGAAGCTCTTGGCATGAAAGAACCCCTGATCATCCAGATCCCTTGGGGTTTCGGTCTTGGCGCGTTTGCATCCTCTGGCGCTCAGTTGGCGGCGGTCATAGGTGGTGAAAGCAAATTCACCGACGCGATTGCGAACATCTTCCTTCAGATCTCGCTGGATACGTTCATACCTGTCCCGTTGTCGCGGATGCCCGCTACTGAGATGCCGTGGCAGTTTGCAGTTGATTCGGCAGCGCCAAGCTTTGCGCGGCCTGTGATCGAGTACCTGATCAACAAGAACGGCCTAGGTCAGAGCATCTACAACGACATGAACCGTAGGTTTGGTGACGCCTACACGGGCGGCGATAAGATCCCGCAGATCTACAAAGACGCTGCAAAGTACATGGCTGATGAGACGTACGGGGCGTTTGACTGGAGCCCCAACACTATGTACTTCTTAGCTAACAGCTACATTGACGGTATGGCTAAGATCGTAGAGTTTGGCTACGGCTCAATGCAGCTTGCTGGCGGGGAAAAGACTTTCAGTCCTAAAACTGACATACCCTTGCTCGGGTCGTTCTTCGGGTCGCGTGGCAGCGTAGACACCCGAGAGTTCTCTGCCGTAGAGCAGCAAATCAAAGAAAAAGAGCGGCGGCTCAACATGTTTAAGACTGATCCAGTTCAGTACGCTAAATATGTATCCGCTCACCCATTCGATGAGATGCTTGTGGATGCTTACAACAAGAAGATCGGCGGGGAACTTAATGCTCTACGTAAGCAAGCAAATGAGTTCCGCAGGTTAGGGAGTCTGTCCCCCGCCGACAGACAGGCGCTCTTGAAGCTCAATCAGTTCCAGCAAGATTTAGCTAAGCACAGCTTGGTTGAGCAGTTCAAATCGTACGACATCAAGCCCTAACCTATGCGCCATACCCGGACACCAAGGTGATTGTCCTTGGTGGTCTGGTACACCTTAATGCGGACCTTAGCGCGCTTGGCTCCCATCTCAACCGCATAGATCATATCTGGGCCACGGAGCGTGGGGATGAAGAAGCTGTCCCCCACGCTCATACCTTCAAACGGGAATATCCACTCTGGTTCAAGGATTTGATCCGGGGTCATTTCCAATCCATTCGCTAGGAATTTCTATCTTGAACCAGTAGAGATAGGTCGGGTCAGTACTGATAGCACCCTTCCATCCGGTAGTCAGTCTGCCCTTCTTGCTGTCGATGAGCTGACCGCTGTTCTTCATCACAAACTCAAACTCTCTAGAGCTAACTGAGATGTCGTTCAGATACTTCTTGAAGTCAGCCTTTGATATTTGTAGCAGCCCTTCATCTACAGATATACGCGCCACGATCTGATTTCGGGGTTCTATCTTTGCACGACCATCAGACAAGACAAGGATGTTGCCTAGATTCTTGTTCATGTAGTCACCGAGGATAGCGCCGTAGTCTGTGCGATTGACCTTCACCACGTTTTCACGGATGTTGATCATCTGTAGGACGATGAATTTGTAGACGCTCTCAAGGTCCACGTTGACGATGTTCGCGCTGTTGCAGATCTCTCCCGCTGCGAACGTCACGCTGATCAGGTTCTTGTGATAGCGGTACGACGAGTCACCGCCAAAGTCTTTAGAAAATCTCTCACCCCACTTCTCTATAAGACCTAGCACAGCAGCGTCACCGAGCCTAAAGACTTCTTTGATGAACATCGGTCCCGCATGCCCGTAGTTGAAGTTAAACGCATTGAACACCTTCGCGCCAAACAACCCGCCAGCGTCTGACTTAAGTAGCGATGGTTGACGGACTAGAAACTCAACGACACGAGCAGCCTCTCCATCAGGGTTGGCTTTTATGATCTCTAACTTCTGGTAGATAGACTGATTAGTTGTGAATATGCTGATCAATGATGCAGCCATCTCATGCTCGCGCTCAGCGTTGACTGACGCCTGCAACCGGATCTTCGTCTTGCCGTTAGATATCCTGTGAATAGTGTTAGACATCGGCTTGGGATCTTTGTTAGAAATCTCATCAAGACCGAACGGGAGATTGCGTAGCGCGAGGTATCGCCCTGTCAGACCGTTGTCAGTTGTCTCGCAGACGCTCATCTGAGATGGATTGCCCCAGATGCTCAAACCGGCGTACAAAGCACCGGTCTTGGCTGCACCCGACTCTCCTAGAAGGCACACAGACACGCCGGGAGTTGACGTATAGCACATCAAAGGAGAGGCAAATCCGCACAAAAGCGCGAAGCTGTGGATCTCAAACTCAGGCTTGCGCAACTCATCTACTGACTCACGCCAACGCTCATACGTCCCGCGCGGATGCAGCATCTTTGCAAGTCCCCGAACAAACGGAGAAGTCGGCGCATCAACGACGTTGCCTAGATGAGTGACTTCTTTATCACCAATGACAAAGCTGCGCTTGGCCCATGCTTCGTCCTGTATCTCTTCGGTCCATCCCATTTGCATACGCATCATGTCTGCCTTTCCTGTAGCTTGCATAAACTGACCCCATTTAACGATGTAGTCCATGATCTGTTGTGTATTAGTGGGAGTGAAAAAAACTCCGTTCGATGTAAGAACGCCTTTCAAGCTCTCTACCGAATAGACTGACTTCATCGGTAGCAGCACTTCTCGCGGAGTGTCCTTTGGCAGCTTCAAATACATGACCAAACATTCACCATCGTGTTTACTGAACATGCGCCTGATCGGATAGAAGTCATAAGCAAGCAGCATGACGATGGGCTTGACGGTCTTGTTGCCTTTACTGTCTACGCTAGGGGGAGGTTGGTAATATACTCCTCCGTTCTCTCCTCGGCTGAAGGGGAATAGCGTGTCTGGGAAATTAAAAATCTTTTCGGAATCCTCCGCTTCCCAAACTGATTTCGACGGATCTGACGGAGGGGCGGGCTTAAAGACTCTGGCGAGACTAATAGGGCTATTGATCTTGCCTTTGAATTTGCACCCGTCGCAGTGGTCGGGGTAGTTAGACAGGAACCACCCGCAGGTTCTAGGAGCGTCGAGCCGACTTGCTTTTTCAATGGTTTCTTCTTTGTTATAAGCATGGTAGTCCTCTGACAGTATGTGTATGGCTTCATCGCCATCACCACAGAATTTAGCTACCGACAAGCCAGCCCACCAAAGAGGTTCCGTAAGATCTCTTGAGTTGACCAGTATGTTTGCTATCTGTGGACATCCCTCTCCGTTAAGGCTTTTCTCTGCTAGCTGCTGAAACGAACGCTCAAAGTTGTCCAGTTTGAGGATCGCGCGTGTGTCATCGTCGAGTCCTCTACGGGCTTCTTCAAGGGCTAGCTTCGTGTCAGGGGGCGGTTCGCCTAAGAAATCTTTGAAGGCGTCGAATGAGTATTCGTAGATGTCATCGTCGAGGAACGCTGTCGGTGCTGGTGGTGTCGGGTCATAGTTAAATGAATCAGCCCAACGCATGCACCGCGCTGCGTCCGCAGAATTAGCGTCTGGATCAATGATGATGTGCTTGAGACACATCTCTTTGAAGAGCTTGGCGTACGGTAGAAATTGATCCTTCCTGACTTTCTCGTCAAGCACCCAGTACGCATGGATGCCTACACCAGAACTAACTCTCACGGGCGGTGGTAGCCCAGCTTCTTCAATCAGTTTGTCTAGCGCCTTGAGCGCGTCTGCCTGTGTGGCGTAGCCTTTGTTTGTCCTTGCCTTCTCCTCACCTACGTCAAGATCGAGAAAGAAAGACTTCAAGTACATGCAGCTAGGCGCATCGCGCTTGTAGCCATCGAACACACCCATAGCAACATAGATGTCGTACTTGTTCGCTTGCTTGAGACTTTCTATCTTGGGGAATATCTCCTCTATTGAATCCACCCAATGATGCTTCCATGCTTGAGCGCGTGGCAGCGACCTATCAAATGTCCCGATGCAGTAAGAACCATCTTCCTGATCTGGGAGTGCTTTCTCATAGAATTGTTTTAGCATCTCTTTTAAGGCAAAAAAGGCGAGTTGCCTCGCCTGTGTTGAAGATGATGCGGGCGTTACTCCGCAGGGCTGTCTGTTGTGCGAGTGAGATCCTCTAGATAACTCTTAGCTTCAAGGACTGACTTGGCAGGAAGAATGCCTTTTTTCATGTCGCTTTCTATGATGTCCGTGAGTACATCTACTTTGAGCACGTTCTTGTAACGTACCCTGCCCCCACGGAACCAATTGTGTAGTGTTACTCGGCTGACTCCGAGAGCTTGAGCGACAGCTATAGAGGGCAAGTTTGCTGCTATACAAGCCCTTGCTAATGCTATACCCGCGCTTTCGGAGTCAGACCGACCTACAGCAATCCGAAGAGCCTCGCTGTAAGTCCGTGACATTACTTCTTAGCCCACTTCTTGACAACGCTGGCAACATCCGCCGCTTTCTCCCCGCCAGTAAACGCCTCTTCACGTTTAACCGGCTCAGCGACTTCCGTTACTTCAGCTACTTCGCGCTGCGAGTCCCCGCCTTCATCAGTCTGGAACACCGTCATCTTGATAGATGCTTCAGCAGCAGGACTCTTAGACTGCGAAGCAATAGCGGGCAGTTCTTCCTGAGGCACAGCGCCAGCTACGCTAAACATCACCTTAGGCGTAGGAGACTTAGTGTCAAAAGACATCTTGGTGATGACGCGCCCTGCGCTGACGTTGTGTGCAGCGAGGTGCTGCACGTAAGCGCGGAACGGATACTTGCCGTTATCTTCTGAACCAAACACCGAGGTAGCGGGAAGCACCAACTGCATCACATCGCCCGAGGGATCGTTAGGAAGAACAACAGCCGTCCTCCAAGACAACCTGCACGCAGTACCGCCGTTGACTCCCGAACCCTTGACCGACTTAGGACATGAAGAGCAGTCCATGGCTAGCGGGTTCTTAACTTCTGCATCCGGCTTCTCGGAGTTACTCGACCAGCAAGCGGGGCTAATACGCTCACCTTCTTTGTAGGTCTTGTCGTAGAAGCTACGTGCGGGCTTGTGCGCCATCTTGACGAAGATGATGTTCATCGAGCGGTCCTCGATAGCGCCTACCTCTTTACCACCAACATACTTGCGGAACACGCCCCCCTTGATAGAGATGCGCTTAGTGCCTCCCCTGCTACCACCAGCAATAGCGGCGGTATCTTCGTCGAGGCCCGTAGCGACAAGGGCGGGGTTGTTTGCAAGCAGGGTGACAAGATCGTTACTCATGATTAGTCCTTACTAGATTGACTCAGTTGGAAGGTTTACGAACCACAACGGCGTATTCCCTCATTACATTCACACCGGGCGGCAGGCCATCGCCTTTATGCTCAGACATGAATTCTTTGAAGTTGCTCTGATGGATGCGGCGCTCCAGCAGCTCAACGGCTTCGTTCTCTAAGATGAATTTTTTTAGATTCTCCCAATCGTTGCAGATGTAGCGTTCATTAAGCTTACGGATGACTGTACCGGAGCCAGTCTTGATACTGCTAGCATCCGTCTCATTGCACACAGTCAGCATGTGTCCTTCTAGGATAGATGCTTCTTCCTTAAGCGCCTTGTCTGCTGCCTCGTACTCACGCAACAGTTTTTCACGCTCCTCACGGATGGTGAGGAACGCCTTCACGTACTCTTCAAAACTTAGATCACTCAATTCCCAACTCCTGTTTATAAAGATCGACTAGTTTTTCATGCAGCTCAACTTTGCCCTGAAGCATCTTGTACATGTGTCTCTCGATCTCAGAACCTTGTAGGTGGACTACAGTCATACTGTTCTTCTGGCCTTGACGATCAATACGTGCGATGCACTGTAGGTACACTTCAACGCTTGAGACTGGCGACCAGAACACCACCGTATCCGCAGCGGTCAGCGTGATGCCATGCGCTGCTGACTGTGGCTGTATGACCAACACTCGTGGGTTCTCTTGAGATTGAAAGCGGTTGATGATGTCTGCTCGTTTGACTGCTGTTACATCGCCACTGATCACTTCATTGGTAACTCCTTGACTGGTTAGATACTCGGACACTATGTCGATAGTGTGTTTGAACGGGACGAACACTAAGATCTTGTTGCTTGTTTCTTCTATGACTTCAGACAACTCGCTCAAGCGTGGCTTGATGTCAAACTCAAGTACTGCTCCACCGTCGGCATAGACCGCTCCTCCTGAGATCTGCAAGAGTTTGCTTACTTGCGCCGCTGCGTTCACCGCTGTGATCTTCTCTGTACCGGCTCTGACTAGCATCTGATCACGAATCAACTTGTAGTACGTTAGAACTTGGTTTGAGAGAGCGACTACCCGTGTCTGATATGTCACGGGGGGTAAGTCAAGGCACTGTGCTTTTTCAAAACGAATTGCTGGTTGTAGGACTGTATGTACGCTTGCCCTAGCGTTAGGCTTAGGCATCCACTTGAACCTCGACACTTGATACATGACTTGATCTCGCCAACTACTGACGTACTTAGGAACCTTGTTCGGGTACAGCAACTTCGCTAGACCGTATGCGTCCATCGGAGACTGAGAGGCAGGTGTCCCGGTTAGCATCCACAAGCGCGATGTAGAGGCTATCTTGTTCATCACCTTCCAGCGCTTCGTCGTAGCCGTTTTATAAGCGTTCGCTTCGTCGATGACAATTAGGTCAAACCCTGATGCCCTGATTTCGTCGGCAACAATCGCTACCCCGTCGTAATTGATGATGACAAACTCGTAGTCACCCTCTAAGATTTTCTTACGCTTTGCTGCTGAGCCATGCGCCACGGCTGTGGTTCTGTGCATGGCTGTCTTGAATAGATCGTCCTGCCATGCCGTGTACATGATCGAGACGGGGCACACCACCAACACGCGCTTCACTAAGCCCTTCTTCATCAAGTAGTCAGCCGCCCAGATGACGGATGAAGTCTTACCTGTCCCAGCTTCGTTGAAGCAGAAGGCTCGTTCTCTTAGCGCGAGGTAAGCGGCGGTTATGCGTTGGTGCTTGAACGGGGTGTAGAGTCCGGGCCAATCGTAGTCATGGTTCATCGGGCTCGGAACGTCGCTGTTAGGGTAGAGCCGCGCTAAGCGCTGCATCTCCTCTAGACCCCAATACACGACTATATCTGCGTGATTCTCGTTTTGACGTAGAATCTCTACTCTGTCTATGTGTCCAACGATACACGACAAGTCCTTAACTGATACCGTCAACCTGACGGCAACATCATCGACTAATTCCATACTGTCCTCGACTAGTTAAAAACGCCCCTTACGGGGGCTAGTCGGCTAAGACCACATCGGAGATATGCGTCTTAACAGGCGCGGTTAGCGGGGGAATGAACTAACCCCTAGCAACAGCCACAGTAGTCTACTCACTCACGCCTAACAGTAGACTATGCTCGGACTCACTTCATAGAGCCGTCGGACTTCCTAGGGAAGGACCGATTCTTACTAGGCGACTGCAACTTGTAGCCGTCCTTATTCGTGCCGCCTTTGCTCAAAGCTTTAACATGGGCTACGTCTTTGCCCTCTCTGTTAACACCTTTCTTATCCAAAGCCCGCCTCGCGCGTTGCCGCTCCATGCGGTCCTCGTGCTCACCACGCGCAAGTTGCTGTTGGTATTCTTTCTTATACGGTCTTGGTTTGTTGGTGTACATTTTGTTTTTCCTTCAGATGACGAACGGCGCTATAGGCCAGCCTCGCTTCGACGGAAATATCGACTAGCGCCTCAATCGCATCATCATATCGTTGCGCCAACAATAAGTCATTAGCTAGTCGAACATGCTTGGTAATGTTGAGGATGTGGGGGGAGTAGTCCACCATCTGATCGTCTTTCATCTACGTACCTTGTAGTATTCGCAAGTGTTCACAGGACACCAACCGCACAACGGCGTAGAGCTAGGGTTCCATACATTGTTCTTGTATGAATCGTCTAACCGTTGAAGGTCACCTTCAAAACTTTTCCACAGCTTGTCGATGTCATCACGCTTGTATTCTTCATCAACGAAGCTGTTATGTGCAACGAACAGCAGACCGGCCTTGATGTTCTCTACCTCAGGGAAGTGTGCGAACGCCATCAAAGCCATCAGCTTTAATTGCTTAGTGTCTGGGTACTTGTTGCTTCCTGTTTTGTAGTCCACGATGTAAGCATCGGACTCATCAATGGTCATCAAGTCTACGATGCCCCTAACCCAGTACCCTTTACCGTACTGACAAGGCTGTCGGTCAACGTCAAGAGCCATCTTGTGCTCACAGAATCGTTCACCGGGGATCTCCAGAACAGCGTCCATGACAGTTTTGTACATTTGATAGTTTCGGACTAAGGGTTTTCCCTCCCTCACATAATCTTCCAAGGCTCTATGTACTTCTGAGCCATAGGTCATCTGTGGGGTAGGGAACTTAGTGAAACGCTTTAGTACTTTGACTTCATGGTACTGGCGGGGGCAGTTAACATAGTCTTTTAACGATGAGAATGACCAAGTAAATGACGACATGGGGTACCTTTATAGAGTGTATTGCTACGCCCTATATTAGCATTCACCATAGCTACGCGCCCACTTAGTCTCACATGTGATAGGCAACCCTTTAGCCCACTCGGGCGTGGCCGACATACACTCGTAGATATATTGCAGCGCAGCATCTTTCTCGTCATCTCGTGCCACCACCACCGCTGAGTCATGGACTGTCATAGCGATCATGTACCTCTTACTGATCTTGAGCATCTGCCAGCCGACTACGATCCTTGCAAGCGCCTGTACTACGTTCTCCACCATCGTGCCGCCCCAGATAGGTACGCTTCCCTTACGGGATTTGTAGATGTATTTACCTGTTGATTCTGGGTCCAGTCTTAGGTCGGGGTAACGGATGTACAGCCCGTTCGGCAGCTTGATGCCATCACCCGTCACCGTAACGCATCTGTGGGAGTCTAGATAGTAGGGCTTACCCTTACCCCAATTGCTCAAGTCGCGGATCACCTTGTCACACTCGCGCCATAGCTCAGGGATGGTGTTGTTCTTCTCTCGATACAGCTTAACTATGTCCTCGCATTCTTCGATAGGCAAGTCCACGTTCACCGGCTTAGCTGTAGCAAGTGTATGTTTTAACTTAGTCGCTCCAGTACCGTAGCCGAGACCGAGGATGCAGGTCTTGCCCACAAATCTTTCAGTCTCATTAGCCTTGGTGATCGTCTTGCCATAGACCTCGCTAGCGAAGATCGAATAGACATCCTCTTTGTTAGCGAACTGCTTGACCACATCCTCTTGACCCGCTAGCCACGCAAGTATCCGCGCCTCGATCTGAGATGAGTCAGCGTTGATAATGATGTGACCCTCAGGCGCGACGATGGCGTTCTTCAGCGTTTTCTTTTTCTTGTCACGGCTAGGCAAGTTCTGGAAGTTCACCTTGTCTGTGCCCGCCCATCTGCCTGTGTGCGCCCCGTAGTACTTGAGTGGGACCGGCAGCTTGCCTTTGTTCCTACCACCGATGTTCAGGAACCGCTTGATCCTAGACTCCTCCATCGTTGACTTAGTGCCGAGACGAACAGCGCATAGATGCTGAATGAAATCATCTTCGTGTTCGGTTAGCGCGATGAACCCTTCATCGTTTTTAGCAAGGGCGAACGTAGGCTTGCCGGTTATAGGGCTAGTCTTAATTGGGGGATCAATGCCGAAACTGTCTAAGACAGTAGCGAACTTCTTATTACTCGCTAGCTTCTTTCTTACCTCTTCTTCATTGCTGCACTCCAGCTTGTCCATCAGACCACGCAGCAGCTCGTTGCGTTCTTCTTCCATCTCAGTCAGACGGTTTTGCAGCATGGCATCGTCGATGCAGAGAGTGGGGTAGATGTACATCCTCAGAGTGAGATCTATTAGATCCAGTTCATCCTCTGGGAAGTTAGCCGTAAGGATGAGAAACAACTTTAAGGTTAGCTCAACGTCGTTACAGCAATACATACCGTAGCGACTAAGCTCGTCTTGATCGAAGTCAGCTCTACGTTTTCCTTTGGCTTGGACTACTTCATCGCCTTTTACGCCGATCTTGTACCTCTCAGCTAAAGATGCCAGTGACCCCCCGGCTTCTACACCGTGGATAGCCCGCGCCATGCTCAGCGTATCGAGGAAGTAATGGGGCTTGATGCCGAACTTCCAGTAAAGGATGGCCCCATCGAACAGCGTGTTGTGGCAAAGAAGTACGCTATTGTCCCAGTCGAAGGTGGACAAGTATTCAGCGATCTCCTTGTGTGTACCACTAAACCACACAGATTCCCGCTCGTTAACTTTCACTCCTACGCCAATGACTTCAAAGCTCTTGTCCCTGACGTACTCTTCAGTCGTCTGTTTCTTGAACCCTATTTCGTCGTCGTAGAAGGTCTCAAAGTCTAGTGTGATGATATTCATAACGTAGCCTCCCCTACCTCAGTCATCATATCCGCGAACGTGCGGGTAACTCTTTGCTTCTTTGGTTGGCGGTCCGATACGGGGGGCGGGTTCAGGACGATGTCGTACTGGAGCAGGTGGTTTGGAAACGGCCAGCTGGTAGTTCCAGCCCCAGATATTTTTTCCGCCTTTTGCTTTGGTTTGAATGATCTTTCCTTCACTTTCTAGCTCTCCCATTGCCTGATTAACCGTACTAGGATTAACCATAAAGTAGGCTGCCAAAGTGGCGGTATCGACAGGCTTCTTGCGATCTTTCATGAACTTCTCAAGCTTCTGTTTTGTATTCATTTCTGGTTCTTTGATTACTTCGATGGTCGTGAACTCATGACCGCAAGCGCGGCATGTCCGGTGTCGTATTACGCCTTTGTTTTTGCTTTTGGTTTCGCCTTGGCATTCAGGGCAGAGCATTACTTACCTCTCTCCTCATACCCTGACTTAAACCCACCTTTCCACGCCTTGTCCCACGCTACGCACCACAACTCGTAAGACCCGTCGAGCGGAAACTTGAATTCGGACTTGCCCTTCATAAACGCTTTAACGTCCTTGCGTTTAATGAACGCTTCCCACGCCTTATCACGGGCGCGGTTGCCGATAGGTATCTCGTCTATGTCATCTCTGGTCATGTGTTCTTCTCCTTTAGCTTTGCTTCGATAGCCCTTGCGAACGAAAAAGTTTCACTGCTGGCTGATGTCAATTCATCTGCCTCAAGGTCGCAAATTTCTATCTCCGTCAGCCCGACCCATTCACGCTGCGGCGGTTTTTGGCTTTGTTTCAGCATCTCGTCTGCTATTTCGTATGAGCGTTCTGCATACTTCTCAAAAAGCTGTTTGTCATCGTCATACGCACCAAGCGCAAAACTCTGCATCACCTTTGCTGCGAAGTAATCGCGCAGGGTCATTCCGTGATACGCTGTGCCCGTCGGAAATGCTGGGCCTCCGTTATTTTTCATCTCACTCTCCTATCCTGATCGGGCAGATGCCGTTCTCAAACTGCGGGGGCCATGTGTAGACAACTCGATCAATAGTGGGTGGATCAATCGCAATCTGTAGTCTGCGCTGGCACTTTTCACAGGGAGGCATAGGCTTCCCGGTTTTCTCATTGCCCCACTTGAGGCCGTGACATCGCGCTACGTCATTGGGCAGTGTGCTCATATTAGATTCTCTCGTGAAGAAGGTAACGGAGGAACCCTCAGTACGAAGTGTCCCTACCGTATACCTTTGCCCATGATGAGTTTTACTTCAGGCTTGCGATCTCACGACTCAAGTACCACTGAGCCTTCTCAAGATCCTGAAGCCTACTGCCCTTGTGGTCTGCGCGAGTGATGTATTTCACCACGTTACCGAGGTTGTAGTTCAGCTTCTTAGCCTCGATGAAGTCGATAGTCTCGATGCCGCCTTGCGTGTAGTGCGGCGGGTGATTGACTAGATCCGCAGCGGGTTTCGGCGCTACCGGCACAAACGTGATCGGCTTCTTCTGCATGCGCTTTAGCTTCTTTGCCCAAGCTGCATCACGCAGCTTCTTTTTCTGTGCGTAGCCAAGCTTACCCTTGCATCGCCGCAGTAAGTCATAGGCGTAAGAGGTGTTGCACTTGAGAGCCTCTTGGATTTGAATGGGTCTAATCTTAGGGTTAGCGTCATACAACTCTTTGGCTAGCTCAAATTTAGATTTCAACTTGGTCAATGGCCCACTAACTACTAGAGTACCCTGCATTTGATCACTCATTTACTGCTCCTTACTAGATGGTTTGGTCTACGGTTTCACGGTTTTGTTTGAACAAGTAATCATCACGATACTCGCTCGGTGGACGCCAACCGTACTTGCGCCACACTTTCTGAACGTCAGCGAACGATGTCCACTTAACGATGACGGGGATTTCAAAATCATCTTTCTCTCCTTTCATTTTGAATTGATCTCCAAGAAATTTTCTAGATAGACTATGGTCGTTTCATCTACTACCAACGTGAAGCCGCCGCTAGCCTCGATGCGCCTCATGTTGTCCTCTTGCAAAGCGGTAGGCTTATTGCCGTTTGCCTTGCATTCGATCCCAAAGAACTTTCCCCTATGACAAACTAAGAAGTCAGGGGCACCTGATGAACCGTACCCACCCGTCACAGGCATGGTCCAGTAAGCGCCAACGGCGTCTAAGATTTTCTTAACCTTAGCTTTTACTTTGCCCTCAGGTGTCATTTGTTTCTCACCTCGATCATTGCGTCTGCGAATTTATATGCTTGCTCAGCAAGCAGCGTCTTGTAGTCCACGATCCCGATGTTGACGCTACCGGAGAACTTATAATCCGCGCTTCCTACGATTAAGCCAATTAGGGCAAACCCTGCGAAAGCGTCTCTCAAGTCTTGATCTTGCATGTTATTTCCCATTTAGTTGCCCTGTTGAGCAGTTGGTCTATTGAGTCGGTTGATATTAAGAGTCGTGCTGACATACTGTCTGGGTCACCTTCAAGCCAACCCGTCTCGGTGTTACTTCTCACGTAATCTGCATAGGTGATACCTCCAGCTTTGATCATCGTGTACTTCTCGATGAACTCGTCCGGTAGATCCTCCAGTCTCTTGAAGAGTCTTATGGAGCCAGCTTTTATCGAATTAGCTGAATGCCCCGGAATATAGATTTCATACTCACCGTCTTTAATGTGGCTGATAAAGACGGTGTGCAAATCCACCGCAGGGTCCAGCATGCTCACTCTCCCGTCGGGGCGAACAGCCATATCCGACTGTATTCCCCCGGCGACCTCCTGTAATACTGAACAGCATCAAGTTCTTTGTAGTGGATGTCTGCGACAGGAACAGTACTGTCAAGATAGAACGAATACTTACCGGCGTTTTTCTCATGTGAAACTTTCATCATGAGTAAGAGAGGAACAAGCTCGGGGAAGGATTCAGCCATTTTGCTAGGCTCAATCACACGCATATCTCCCACCTGAGTGAGCGCCGTATTGTTGTCATGCACTATCGGAGCGGATACGGTAGAGACAGGGGCGAGTTTATATTTACTCACGTAGACCCTTCTAGATCCGATGCCGATACCCCAGAACGTACGACCAAAGATACTTTCTTTGTGGATCGTGGCTTCTACTTGCTGCTGATCAACCTTGTCGAATTGCTCAAGGTAACTTGTGAGCGTGTCCATATTGAGTGCGACAGGATCATTCCTAACGACCTTGCGAAATAGATCATGAATAATCTCAGCGTCAAACCCGTACGTGGTCTTTGTGTTAGTCCCAACTCTCTGCTGTATCAGAGCCTTGCATGAGCTGATATGCTCATTCACCTCGCCCATGAAGTGATAGACAAGACCATCTACATTGAGCGCCCGAGCCTTTTTCAAAGACGCGAACAAGTAGTTCATTTTCTTACTACAGTAGGTATGCCTATCTGAATCAGACTCACCACGCTGTTTGGGAAAAGCGGGCGTGTAGAAAGAGAACTCTGGACCTTCAACCGTACGGGATACGAAAGCATGCCCGACAGGTACACCGTTGCTAGCGGTCAGGCAAAAGATATCGTGATTGTCTGAAGTCTCCCTACGGATGTCTACTAGCTGCAATCCATTTCGGTAATGGAACTCAAGCGCGAGTTTCCAACCGTTAATGTCCAAAGACTTTTTATGCAGGGCATCAACGTCGCACTCGGCGTAAAAGAATTTGCGCGGGACGAATACCTGATCTGCCCCATTGACAATTTCGATGTGCGTATCTCTGTTCATTTCATCTCTCCTGTGAGTGGATTAGTCTAGATACTGATGGACCATTTGATCACGGCAATACAAGACGTAGCCCCACTTTGAAGTGGGGTACGCTGTAGAGTTACTAGGCACAGCTTTACGCGAAAAGACTTCTTCGGCGTAGACATTCTTGTACAAGTAATCAAATAGTTTTGAGCGAACGGTGCGGATGACTAACTCCGGGTCTATCTTGAGCCTCGCATAGCTATTAGGATCTTCCGTTTGTCTCATGTAACCCTTGATCTGGTTAAGGAGATAGAACCCGTTAGACCCTGACATCGACAACGAATAGAAGATGTAGGCATCAAGCGGATTACTGTCCTGAAGCTTTTGAGCTAGATCAAACATATTCATGGGGTCATCGACCGTCGTATCGACCATCTGCCACCGAAAGATAGATGAGCCACCGTGCGCCTTGTACGTTTCTGCTGCGTACTCGATCAGGACTTGGGGTTCAGTAGCGCGGAGCATCGCCTCAGCTACGTCCATGAACGGCTTGTACTTCTTGATTATTGGACGGGTAGCGCTTTGCTTGAGTTCCCTAGTGAATAACCTGTATGGAGTCACCACCGTGTTGGTTGCGATGTCTATCACCATCTTGTAGAAAACGGGATACATCTTGTCCGACATACTGGACTTGAAGATGACACCACCACGCCGACTGTCGTTGGTGAAGTAACCGCTATGTCCATTGATCGAGCCTAGCCCCGACGCCGAGGAGAACCACGATCTCATGCCTTGCCCAAAGCGAGTGAACAAAACCTGCAAGGTGTTGTCGGGGCGAACAATACACACCAAGTTGGGTTGCTTGTCGTTGTTCGGTCCCCACGTGTAGCCTTTGTAGATGTGGTACACCGGCTCTGAGTAGCGAATGTCATCAACCACCTGAAAGGAAGCGTCTGTCCGTCGGTGTTCACCCCACGGGAACCTATTTGTAGTTCCACGCAGGGGTGGAGCGATAGTTCTGATTTTCGTCAGATGGTGGTAATCGAATCCGTTCATCTCATCTCCTTAGTTGCTAACATTGACCATCTTCCCAGCACCGGGAGGCGCGAAGAAATTGTTCTCCGTCACAAGCCACAGCGATGGGATACCAGTTGTCCAGTTGATCGACGGCTCAAGATAGCCATCGGTGAACACCAGCAGACAGTCTGCTTTGATCATGTTGTTTACTACGTACTCCGACACGCAACTGACCCTCGTACCGCCGCCTCCCTTCGGCTTGAGCACCTCCTTCAAGTTGTCGTACTTGCCTTCAAAGATCTGCTCCCCATGCACCTTGGTGTCCCACCACAGCACACGCACACGCTCGGGAACGCACACCTCACACAGCGAAGCAAGCTCACTAGCGAACATGTTGAGGATGTCATCGCCAATTGAACCGGATGTATCAAAGGCCACGATCAGCTCACCCATCGACTCGACCTCAACCCCCGGTAAGATGTAGTCGTTTGCTAGATGACGCTTGTTCGGTTTGCGCCACGTGTACTCATCTGCACCACGCGCAAACGACATCAGAAACTCAGCCAATGCTTGCCGCCAGTCAATTTTTGGAGTGAGCATGTCTGTGATAGCGCGAGGAATCTCCGCGCCGAGCCTACCTGCGAGGATGCCGCCCTCACGCAGCGCTTTGTCGATCTTGTCGCCCATCTCCTTGATCTTCTCAGGGGTCATGTCTTTGGCGTTTGTGAAGTCATGCTCGTCTGCCTTAGACAAGTCATACTCCTTGCCGTTGACCTTGACCTTGCGTTTACCTCCACCCTTCGATGGACCACTACTTTGCCCGTCGCTACCCTCCTCACCATCGTCGCAACTGCCGCCACCCTCACCGTCTCGACTGCCGTTGTTCTCGTCCTCGTCTAGTTCTTTCATAAGATAGGCGAACACTTTCGGGAAGCTCCAGTTATGGAACATCTCGTCGTACATCGCGCCGCTAGGCAGATCAACCAGACGCTCCTCCTTGCCTTGCAGCTTGACCTTGATGTTCATGATGATGTCGTTCACCACGAAGTCAGCGGCAATGTTGGCGACCATCTGATTCTTCTCGAAGAAGTTCTTGCCGATGGTCAGGTGTTTTAGCGCCACGTGCAGGTTCTCGTGAAGTACAACACCACGAAACTGTGGATCAGTAAGTTTCTCCATGTAGTCGTAGCAGTACCTCTTGTTCACACCGTCCGTGTAAGCGGTGAACTGACCGCTCACCATCTCGCTCTTGCCCATGAGAAACACACCCGAGTACAGCGCGGTGCTCGGTTGCTTCATCATCGCAAGGTGCGCCCTCTTCAGCCTGATTGCTTGGTCCATGATTCTCTCCGTTGAAGTTAGATTTAGAACAGCTCGTGGTTCTCTTTGGTCCACGTGCGGATCTGCTCGTTATGCGCAGCGAGGCGCATAGACTTGGGGTTGCGCATCATCATCGTGAAGAAGATGCTCTGAACCTCGGCGCTAGGCAGACGATTGACCCACCCCATAAACTTGGTCAGATCGTCCTGAACGTCGAGCGTGTCCACCGCTTGCATGCAGATCATCAACTGCGCAGCGATCTCGTCAGGGATCTTCGTGTTGTCGGGGTTCTTCACGATGTCCTTCACATCAGTAAGACTCTTCTCCATCATCAGGAACGCAGCCATATCCGCAGCAGCGGAAGCGCCGATAGTGCCAGCAAGCGCAGCGCTGGTAGCATTAGGTCCGAGGATGTCAGCGTTGCGCACGATCACATCGCACTTCTCAAGGGAGCGCGGGGAACAGAACGACAGCGCCGGGACAGTCGGCTTGAAGATGTACGGATTGTCTTTCTGATCAGGGTCAAGGTACGATGCCATGCACTTGGGGTACATCTGAACCCACGTGCGAATAACGCGGCTGATACCTTTCTTCGTGGCATAGACTAGCCATTCCTTAGCGGTAGGCTTACGCATCTGCAAGATGCAGACACGATTGCCAGCGTGGGCAAGCATTGTGTCGCCCACCCCGTCCGTCTGATTGTTGCTCGTCGCCATGATCACCGAGCCTTCAGGCAAAGCGCGGTCACCGACCATACGCTCCAACATCAGCCTAGTGAAAATAACCTGAAGCATCTTCGGAGCTTTCATCATCTCGTCGAGCAAGATGAACTTCGGCTTATTCGCAGTCGGACCGTCCAACTTGAAGAGCGATGCTACGTAGTAGTCCAGCGACTTGGTGGAATGATTCGGCATGTTCATGCCGATGTCGGTCATGTCCTTGACGGGACAGTCTACGTAGATGTAGTCATACGCATCGCCATGGTCCTCCTCTGCCATCTTCAGCAGCGAAGTCTTGCCGCAGCCCGGTTCGGACTGCACGACCACGGTCAGGGTCTTGCCCACGATGGGGATGAGGGTGCGAAGCTCGTCGATGGAAACGGAATTGACGTTGCGAACTTGAGTCATGACTTTCTCCAAGAATTAAAACAGACGAAACAAAACGAAACAGGATAGCGATTGTGAACCACCTCTCGGTGGCCCACAAGCTAGGACAAACCCGTATAACGGGGGGTTACTCAGCGATCTCTTCGGGCTGAGCAAAGACAGAAAATTTGCTGAGGATGTCGTCGATACCTTCCTTGACCTGCACCCTCACCGCTTCAGAGTCACGGATGTCCTCAGCGGTATACGAACGCATGACATTGCCAAGCGCTTCACGCGCTTGCTCAAGCTCGTCTGAACTTGATGGATTGAAAGATTGATAAGCGTTGATAAGCTCGTGCGCTTTGGTGATCGTGCTGTCATAGATCCTGCGCTTCTTGATCTTGGTCTCGCCGTTCTTATCGACCACGTTGTCCACCTCGCAGCAGTACGAAATCGAGCGCATGACATCGCCCATCCTACGGAACTGATCTGCGACCAAGTTAGCCATAATCTCCTCAGTCTGCCGAGAGTATGTGGTATGCAACTCTTCAGCGATCTCTTGAGCGATGGAACACCGAAAATCCTGCATCGGAACGTCGTACATGTACAGCTCCATGCGGAAGCGTTTGAGCATGGCATCCTTGGTCGGATAGTCGTTGCGGTTGAACATGTCACCCTGCTTGAATGCCATATCCGACACGATCCCGTCGTAGGCGTCGTACAGCGCTTCGACCATCTTGAAGAACTGCGAACGAAGGATCTCGTACTCCTCCTTGAACTTCGGGAGGATTGCAGTTGGCAAGTAGTTGCTCGACTTGTTCCATGAATACGTGATCCGATCCATCCAGTTGGTCACCGTCTGCCGGTGATTCACGATCTGCACATGCAATGGATGATCCGCTAAGAGATACTGCGTAGCGCGCAGCGCTTTCTTGTCTGCGCCTTTCTGCGCGGCCATCTCACCGGAAACACTCTTAGCCGACTTCGTGAAGGACGGGATCTTCATCTCGACCGAAACAAGCAAGCCGGAAGTCGCAAGCGAGATGAGGTGCTGCGGTTTGTTCAACGTAACGACTGACATGACTGACTCCATTTAGTGCTCCACCAAACAGGTGGAATTGTTGAGGAACGATCTTGACTACCCTACCGGACTGACTAACTGAACTGCTTCTCCATTGTGTATTATACCCTAACTTTACATATAAGTCAAGCCACTAAAAAACTTTTTAACTTAGTGCGATGCCAGTTGCTACTGCACGCCCCCCTCATGCTCCGAACTCAACAGCACGAAAGCGTCATAGGCTGAACCTAGAGCTTTCATGTAGTCCTCCCTACTGATCTCCAGAACCACGGTCAGCTTTGCGATGATCGTGTAGAGAACACTTAGGACAATCTGAGGCTCATACTCAGATAGAAGGATCATGATCTCGTGGTGCAGGAATTTGATTGC